CCACGTTCGCCGGCACGTTCGATAGCCACAGCGAGACCGGCGAGGACTATCAGACCCTGCCGCTCCTCGACCTGTTCTCGCTCAAGCCAACCCGCCAGCCCAAGGGTGCGGGGCCAGCGATCCTTGCCTCGACCTATCACGACTATGACGCGCGCAACCATGCCAAGCAGCGCGAGAACGGCCGGTTTGTTCTCCTCGCGGCCGACATCGACTCCGGCGATCACTCCATGAAAGCCGTGCAGGACGCTGTGCGCGCCTTTGCACCGGGCATCGCCTGCCTGATCTACAGCAGCGCCCATGCGCGTCCCGGTGATATGCGCTGGCGGGTGCTGTTCCCGTTGGCCCAGCCTGTTTCGTTCGACACCTGGCACGATGCGCAGACCGCGCTGTTTGCTTTCCTCGCCAGCAAGGGCATCGAATGCGATCAGGCGCTAGCCCGCGCTGCACAGCCGATCTATCTGCCAAACGTTCCCGACATCCACGGCAAGTCAGGCACTGCGCTGCGCGGCGAGGACGGCAAGGCGCTGTTCTATACCGTGGCGCGGACCAAGACCGACAAGCCGGGTCTGGATCTCAGCACTGGCGTTGTCAGCGAAGGCATTGCCGCGATCGTTGCCAAGCGCCTTGCCGACCAGCAAGAGCGTGAACGCATCCGGCAGGAAGCCGAACGCCGCCGCGCATCCATGCCGCGCGGGGATCAGGCCAGCATCATTGACGACTTCAACGCCGCGAACAGCGTGGCGTCGATGCTGGAACTCTGCGGTTATGAGCAATGCCCGCGCAATGCGGAGGACTGGCGCTCACCTTACCAGACCAGCGAAACCTATGCGACCCGCGTGATCGGCAGCAAATGGGTCTCGCTCTCGGCCAGCGATGCCAGCGCCAACATCGGGACGCATTGCAAGTCGGGCTGCTACGGCGATGCCTATGACCTGTTCGTCCACTTCAAGCATGGCGGGGACCACAAGTCCGCATATCGCCAGCTAGGCGCTGAGCGGCGCGCGTCGAACGTGGTCTATCCTGATGCGTTTCAGACGCCGCCCGTGCCGCATTACATGCTCGAAGCGCCGATGCCGGATGAGGCACCGGAGGATTTCAATGCTGAGCCGGTGTTCGATGAGCCTGCATTCGAGGCGCCGATTGATCCAAGCAAACCGCGCCTGCCATTCTTCTGGTTTGCCGATGCCGCGCCCGATCTCGACGCCAATGATTTTGTCGAAGGGATGCTCACAGCCGGCTCAATGTCAGTCGTCTATGGCCCATCGAACTGCGGCAAGACTTTCTTCATCGTCGATATGGCGCTGCACGTTGCCTGGGGCCGCTCATGGCGCGGTCGGGAAGTCGATCAGGGGGCGATCGTCTATCTCAGCCTCGAAGGCGCTCAGGGCATCAGAAACCGCCTGACAGCCTTCAAGCGCCACCACGGGCTAGAAGATACTCCGCTGCCCTTCATCGCCATGCCGCGCCCCGTGAACCTGCTCAATGACGATGCAGATGTGAACGCCGTGATCGAGCTGGTGCAGCACGTAGCGCAAGAGACCGGACTGCCTGTTCGGATGGTCATTATCGACACCTTGAGCCGTGCGATGGCTGGCGGCAACGAGAACAGCCCGGAGGATATGACAGCGCTGATCGGCAACTGCGACCGCATCCGCGATGCTACGACCAGCCATGTCTGCATCGTCCACCACAGCGGCAAGGACGAGGCCAAGGGTGCGCGCGGTCACTCATCGCTGCGGGCCGCAACCGATACCGAGATCGAGATCAAGCGCGATCCGGAACTGACCTATTCCAGTGTCAAGGTGGTCAAGCAGCGCGACCTCGAAGCCGCTGACCCGTTCGGTTTCACGCTTCACAAAGTGGCCCTTGGCATCAATCGCCGGGGCAAGGATGTCTCGTCCTGCGTGGTTGTGGAAAGCGATCAGACTGTGGTTCTGGCGCGCGATCCGGGCAAGCTTTCGGGCAAGGAAGGGCAGGCTCTGGACAGCCTAAATCGCTGCCTGATCGCAGGGGGTTTTGAGGTCGAAACGGGCCTCGAAATGGGCGCAACAACCGCTGTTACGCTCCATGCATGGAAGCGCTCGCTCCAAGCTCTCAACATCATTGACTGCAACAATGAGCATGTTGCGCGCACTCAGTTCGCTCGCATCAAAAAAGCACTGGAAACAAAAGGCTTTATTGGCATCGAAGGGGATAAGGTATGGATGGCGCAACAGTGAGCAACATTACATGCAACACTCATGTTGCGCTTCGCCAGGCAAAGGCGGGGTGCGCAACGTTGCGGAACCTCCCCCCCGTAGGGGGGGGTTCGCATGTTGCGCCCATGCCTCGGATTTTTGTTGCGGGTGGCTTCGGTGGCTGATCCTCGCGTCACCCTCCACGCGATCGGGCGCTATCTGGAGCGGGTCGATAACTGCTCGCCAGATGAAGCGATCGAGGCGCTGCTCTCGCCAGCCGTTAAACTCGCCGCCAAGATCGGCGCGCCCTATGTGCGACTTGCCACTGGCCAGAGGATTGCGATTGATACTGACGGCACGATTATGACGGTCCTGCCAAGTGACTGCAAACGCAAGTCGCTGCGCCGGAGGGGCCAGTGACAACCCTCCGCCGCTCAGAGCAGATCATCCTCGACGCGCTGGCCCATGCTGCTGAGCACAACCAGCCATGCCCGATCAACATGGACCTGGAGTTTCTGATCGGCGCCGATTCAACCAGCACCGCTTCGTGGATTATTGCGAGGCTTGAAGAGAAGGGACTAATCAAGGTGGAACGCTTTCAACGCTTCCGGGTCGTGGAGATCGTCAAGACTGGCAAGCGTACGGCTCGCTCGCCCTCGATGCACACTGAGCGGCCGCATGTGCCGCGTGGGGTTCGCTCTGGTGTCTGCCACACGGATCGCAAGCTTTATCGGAAGGGGTTGGTTTGATGCCTCCCAAGCGCACCGATGCAGTGATCGAGAAGATCATCGACGGCCTATCGCGCGGCATCACAATGACCGAGATTTGCCGCGAGGAAAATATGCCCGCACCTCGCACAGTGAGGGAGTGGGCGGAAAATGATGAGCAGCTATCCGCCGCGATCGCGCGCGCGCGGGAACTCGGCTTCGATGCGATTGCCGAGGAAGCGCTGCGCATTGCCGATACGCCGGTCGAGGGTAAGCGCATCAAGCGATCAGAGGACGGCATGGAAGAGGTCGTCGAGGATATGCTTGGCCACCGCAAGCTACAGGTTGAAACCCGCCTCAAGCTGCTGGCGAAGTGGGATCCCAAGCGTTACGGTGAACTGGTCAAGCTGGGCAATCCCGATGGCTCGAACCTCGATCTCGCCGGCACGATCGCGGCGCGGCGGGCAAAGGTGGCGCAGGGCGAATGACTGACCCGCGCCTAGAACTCATCACGGACATCGCTGGCTTCACACATGATCCGCTGAGCCACGCGCTCTACGCCTATCCGTGGGAGAGCGAGCTGCTGCCGGCCAGTGGACCGCGCACCTGGCAGCGCGAGACCATGCAGGCGCTGAAAGAGCACCTGAGCAATCCGCTGACCCGCCACACCCCGTTCCGCGATGCCGCTGCGTCGGGCCACGGGATCGGCAAATCGGGCGAGGTCGGCATGATCGTCAAGTGGGCGCTCGACACCTGCGAGGACACCCGCATCGTCGTCACGGCCAACACTGAGACGCAGATCATCAACAAGACCTGGCCGGAAGTGACCAAGTGGGCCAACCTCTCGATCACACGCGACTGGTTCACGCCAACTGCAACCGGCCTGATTTCGACCCAGCGCGGGCATGAACGCTCATGGCGCGCCGATGCGGTCACTTGGTCGGCCAACAATACCGAGGCGTTTGCCGGTCTGCACAACCTCGGCAAGCGCATTGTCCTGATCTTCGATGAAGCCTCGGGCATTGCCGATCAGGTCTGGGACGTTGCTCTGGGCGCGCTGACCGATGCCGATACCGAGATCATCTGGATCGTGCGCGGCAACCCGACCAAGAACACGGGCCGGTTTCGCGAATGCTTTGGCAAGGCGCGCAATCTGTGGCGCACCCGGCAGATCGACAGCCGCACGGTCGAAGGCACCAACAAGGAATACCTCAAGGAAATCATCGACACCTACGGGATAGACAGCGATGTGGCCAAGGTCCGTGTGCTCGGCCAGTTCCCGTCTGCGTCCTCGATGCAGTTCATCGCCTCCGATGTGGCTGAGGCTGCGCGCGATCGGCCTGAGGTCGAGGGGCTGCGTTCCGCGCCGGTGATCTTCGGCGTGGACTGCGCGCGGTTCGGCGATGACGAGAGCGTCCTGGCGATCCGCTGCGGCCGAGATGCGCGCTCTCGCCCATGGAAAACATGGGGCCGCGTCGATGCCATGACGCTGGCCGGTGACATTGCGATGCAAGCCGAGATCTGGAAGCCCGATGCGATCTTTGTCGATGCGGGCAACATCGGCGCGGCTGTGGCTGACCGGCTGCGGCAACTGATCGACCC